ACATGGATGCTATCTGTGAAGAATGCACGGCTATCTATATGATGAGCGATTGGGAAATGAGTCGCGGGGCAAAATGTGAATGGCATTTAGCAAAGGCATTGGGATTGGAAATCTTCTATGAGGCTCCGCTTCCAGCAACACAGAAATACTGAACCTATATCGGGTCAGTAACTCAGTTGGTAGAGTATCGGTCTTTTAAACCGGAAGTCGTGAGTTCAAATCTCACCTGACCCATTGAGAAATACATAATACCGAGAACACGTTGTTCTCAAATTTACACACAGTCATACACACAAAGGAAAACCAATATGACAACAACATGTAATAAAAACCCTTACGAATTACGATACGATATTTACCAAACAGCACAAGGAAGACTTGAGAACAATTACTATCAAGACCACGGATTGTGGCAAGATTTTGATTGTTGGAAACGAGAACAAGAGGCTGATGGTGGAACAGTAACTGCCACCTGTCCTGTGAAACTTCGACCACAATTCCCCACACACGAACAAATTCTTGAAGAGGCGGAAAAGATTTACGATTTCGTCCAACAAAAGGGTTGACTTTATAGAGTGGTATGGTATACTACTCGTATAACAATAAAGGAACGGATGTGTTGCGACTAGCATTCAATTTCTTTTCAACAAGAGTCGCATTTAGTTTTTAGGAGTTCATAAATTATGAGCAAAGTTTACACAAAAAAGCAACGAGTAATGAATCACCTCGCCCGAGGCAATGACATTACTGCAAAGCAAGCATTTAGTCGGTTTGGCGTAGCCAATCTTCGTGCTACGATGAGCAACATCAAGAGTCAGGTTGAGGCCTATGGTAACTGGGAAGTTACCACTCGCACCCTTGACAATGGCGCTACTTGCTACGGAATGGACTTTAGCGGATATACGGACAACCCGTTCGCAATTCGTGCCGGTCTTTGCTGATCTAGTCTTGAGTTTTAGTTGATTGGGTGACACTAATCATTATGTGGATCATTTATGAATCTGCCGCTACTGTTGAAAGTAGTAACTAAAATTCACTTATGCCCGGCGGGGTGTCCCGCATCCCGCCGGTGCTTTTGAAAATTGAATAAACTATGCATGGGATTGATCCCCCATGCAAGCCTGGTGACTGAATAAATTTTCGTCATGCGGATTAAAGTATGTTGCTCCCTGTGGTGGGGTAGATGACGGGTAAGTACCTGAGTCTAGTTTGGTAACTCAAACAGTGATAGTGCGAGTAGGGAACTAATTATCATTAGTTGACCCCGAAAGTTAGAGGTATAATGAACTCCTCTCCAGGCTGAGATTACGACGAGGTGTTCGGGTTTATAGAGTAACGTGCGTTACTCGCCCGGGCACTTTGTCTTTCGAAAGACTTGTTGACATTATAAACATTCGTGGTATAATTTAATATTGAACGAACGAACAATTATAGAAATCCCAAAATGAAAAACATAGAAGACTTCAAAAACCAAATTATACACGGAGACTGTCTGGAAGTTATGAAAGACATTCCAGATAACTCCGTTGATATGATTCTATGCGATCTTCCGTATGGGACTACTGCGTGTAAATGGGACGTTATAATTCCTTTTGAAGATTTATGGACTCAGTATACCAGAATCGTAAAAGAAGACTCTGCAATCGTTCTGACAGCAGCACAGCCCTTTACAAGCGTTCTTGTTAGTAGTAATATAAAAATGTTTAGGTATGAGTGGGTATGGGAAAAGCCTCAAGGAACAAACCCACTGAATGCAAAAGTAATGCCTATGAAATCACACGAAAACGTACTGGTATTTTCTAAGAAACGTGCCAGATATTTCCCACAAATGGAAGAGGGAAAACCCTATAGTGGATTCTCTTCCAAAGATGGTGCAACTATTGGTGAAGTCTATGCAAATCAAACAAGTATGCATCGGGAGAACCACGGAACACGATATCCAAAAACGATTCGTCGTTTCAAACAAGAAACTGGATTGCACCCAACACAAAAACCAGTTGCTCTTTTTGAATATATGATTCGTACATATACTGAAGAAGGTGATGTTGTACTAGACAATTGTATTGGTAGTGGAACAACTGCTATTGCTGCAATAAATTCAAAAAGAAACTATATTGGTATTGAAATGGAAGATAAATACTATAGTATAACCAATGAACGTATAATAGATAAGTTGTCTGTTGCAACATTGGATGAATTCATATCATAGGGATTGAAATTATGGAACCAAATGAACAAGTGATTCGTGGATTGAAAGCCAAAGTCTTATATTTTACAGAGGACTGCACATGTACACCAATTGATAAATGTGCATGTGACGAAATGTTTGAAGATGTTCAAGCAGCAGACAAATGGATCAGAAGTCTTCCGGGGCATGAGACTAAATGCGATGGTTGACGGAAACGCCGGGAAGGGTGATAAATATAGAAAAACAAATCAAAAGAAATGGGATAAGGGTTGGGAATCTGCTTTTGGAAAAAAGAAAAAAACAGATACCAATTCAACGCATACTAATAAAAAGAAACGCTCAACTACAAAAGGAAATTAAAAAATGAGTGAAGTAAAACTTATAAGATTAACAACAGGCGAAGAACTTGTGGCTAAAATTACAGAACAAACATCTGATACTTATCTTATCAAAAATCCTGCAATTCTAATTCCAGCAGGAAGAGATCAACTTGCATTTGGACAATGGCTTCCATACGCAAACATTAAAGATGGTATTGAAATTGAAAAGAAATTTGTCATATTTATTACTGAACCAATGGAAGAGTTGTATAACCAATATAGTTCTTCGTTTGGTTCAGGGATTGTAGTCCCAAGCAGTGGGCCCGTTGTCGGAAGCAGTCCTGCTCCTCTGAAACTTACCACATAATAATAGGAATTTGTTGCAATGGCAAAAAAAGAAGCACAATACGACACTCATGTGAATAACATGATTAAGATTGGTTCCCCCCGGCGACCAAAAAGAAAGAAGGGTAACGCCCCTGCACGCACTTCCAGAAGTGGTAACGGTAGACGCATTCGTTAACAAAGGAGATTATAATGTATAATCTAGGAGAAAAAGTAGTGATCAAAGAATCACTTAAACAAGGAACAGTTTCTGATATGGAAATTGATGAAAACAAAATCCAAATCAGATGCGAGGATGGATCTGCACAATGGATGAAAGTTAATGATGTTGCTAAACTATTGCTTGATGATGTACCCAAAGGCAATTTCATACAAGACTGATCTGGCATATATAATATAAAGCAGTAAAAAGGATTTTCCTATATGGTTGCAGGAAAACATGATATTAATGCAGAAAAGGGTTCTACCTTTAAACTCTATATGGAGTATCAAACGGCAGGCGCTACTGCAATTGATATGGCGAATCACTCTTCAAATATGCAGGTGAGAAGATTTAGTAACTCATCTGATAAGATACTACATTTCCGAGGAACTACTTCTGAAAGAGGTCTAACTGGCGGGGGCGTCACTGGTTCATATTCTGGTTCAGGAATTGCTGGTGTTGGTGGTATATTTTTGAATGCCACTGTTACTGGGGGAACGGGATCGGCCGGAATAAGTGGCGGTATATACATTCATGCAGATGCATCAACGATGATAAATGTCCCCAGTGGTAAGCATTTTTATGACTTTGAATTGACAGATGGTGATGGTGTTGTTATTCGCCTAATTGAAGGAAGGTTTGATGTTTCTCAGGATGTCACCCGATGAGAAAAATAGTAATACACATCAAAGACAACACCAGAATGAAAGTTACTAAAGCCTATTCAAACAATGTTTTGAAATTGACTATTAATAAAAATGGCGATAACTTAAAAACTCTACGAGTATCTTGACAACCCACTCATCATTTGGTATAATATAACATATGAAACGAAGCGAGTGTGGCGGAATTGGCATACGCGACGGACTTAAAATCCGTTGTCCGGTTGGACATATGGGTTCGAGTCCCATCACTCGTATTGGGATGGTAGTTCAATTGGTCAGAATACCGGCCTGTCGAGCCGGTGGTTGCGGGTTCGAGTCCCGTCCATCTCGTTTGCGCCTGTAACTCAACTGGAAAGAGTATCGCCCTTCTAAGGCGAATGTTGCAGGTTCGAGTCCTGCCAGGCGTGTTATGAATTTTCGGGCAACTTATTACCGGGTATTGTCCAATCAAAAGAGCCGAAATACTGTTCACTTTGTTCCTTTACATTATCCCCCCAAGGTCTAGTAACTGAATTGTCTATCTCTATTGGCCATGATTCGTATTCTTCTGGATAATCAGGATAATTTACCATTGATTTTAAGAATGGATATAAATGCCGGCTTCTTGCGTGTGGGGGGAACGGCATACCCACCATATTCCCTATGGTGCTGCCCCAATAATATAAACCTCTATCACTTTCACCGGATCTATCTGGGTTGAATTCGTGATGTTGTCCTTGATATTGAGACCATGCTACGCGGTGATGGTTCCATGAAGCATCATTAGGAACTGCAATGGCAAATTCAAGACCACCATATGTTGCGCCATAGGATCGAGTACGACCAAACGGAAAGAACCATTTATTTTCTTCTGTTGCTCCCCGAGTGAGGTTTGCTATTCTGTTTTCTTTCGCTACGGAAGAATTGGGTGAGATAACTCTATTTAGGAATTGATCTTTAATTTGACCTGGAGACATTCCCATATTTCTAAGCGAGTTACTCTCATAATTATATCTAAATTTGATATATCTTGGGGAATTATCACCTGCTTCCCATCTGAGTTTTATTGTTCTTTGTGGAGTACATGGCGCGCCGCCGGGATACCCCGGATGTGGTTCTGCTTCGTACCCAAAATGTGGTTGTTTGTTGTCTGGATTCCCTCTTTCGGGTAAGAAATGTTTATCAATAAAAACATCATATGCTCCCATCCAACCATGCACATCATAACATCCCACATCATGATCCGAACATATTCCGGGGGAGCCTGAACACCACGGTAGTCTAAAATCTACTTCTATTGGTTCGTTGCAATATTCATCAGCACCAACATAAGTGCTTATGGGGGATCCGGTAGTATCGTTGCAATCATCATCATCACCTTCAATGCAAACTTCATCCTCACAACAAAATCCTTCTGGACAATCCTCATTTAGATAGCATTCTGGTTCGGGTGGTATTATTACACATGGTTCCCCATTGACATCATATCTTCTTGGTTTTATTACGATATTATATTCTTGAAACCAATCTACTGTGAAATATGGAATTGCATCTTGTCCCGGGTCGTAAGCATTATCGCAACAATTACTAGCCGGATAATCCGCGCTGGAGCATACCGTGTCGCCGCATGATGGATACATGTCTGTGCCCATACACCAATTATTTGGATTCCATATATCAAAAACATTATACCAATGCCCTCTCCAACCTTTATATGGTTTGGGTACGTTTTGAGAAGGAACAGTTGGTGGTGGTATTGGAGTACCCGGCTTACCAACCCAAGGATCCCATCCATCTAATAAAATTTGAAAACCGAAATCCATTAATGCATATGGTTGTCTATCCAGAACAGGACTGTTCCAACATGTCAACTCTGGATTCTTTTCGCATACTTCAGGATCCATCCATATTCTCTTAACTGCGGGGTATCTATCAAACGCACAATCATCATAAGTCCCACAAAAATGTGCGCAACCATTGTTGTAATTACAACCCCCAAGCCACCACGCAGGATCTGTATAGTCACCAGAATTTAAACAATCATCTTCATAGATTTGGTCTGTACATGTTTTTTCACCATCAACATAATGACAACAACAGCCGGGGTAGTCCCCTCCCCACCACCCTCTTGTCCATGATTGTCCATTAGGATCCTCAATTGTTGGAGTTATTTTTGGGGTTTTGTCGGGGGTTATATTGGATGTAAAGCCTTCTTTTATTTCATCAATATCCCTACAATTTACACAAGTACCATCCGAAACAAACTTATATTTACGATTGTTTTTTATTTTGGGTTTGTGAACTTTTATGTTCCCGTGTCTTTTTTTGGGTGGAGTTGGCATTAATATTATCCTATACTTCCTGGTCCCGAACCCGGAATAGGTGGTCTACCGCACTGTCCATTACAATTTGCTTGACACCATTCGTAATATTGACATTCTGGTATCCAACCACCGCCAGGTATATGTGGTGGTAGTGATTCACATGGTCCTGTTAGAGTTGCTTCGACACGATGTGCGTCACATCCTCCAATGTATTTCCTCTTGTCACATCCTTTCCAACCACACGGTTCTGGCGGGTCCAATGTTGATGCTTTACATACGAATTCATGGTCGTTTAGGTCGTCATTCATGTCTTGAAAACAATAACATTCTTCACATGATATATCATCATAACAATGTATTAGTGTGTAATGGCCATCATCGTTTGTTCCATATCTACAACATACATTACAATCCTTCTCTCCGCAACTACCTTTTTTGCATTCAGAAGGTGCAGCGGCTCCCATTCCTGTATCACTTTTAGAACCACAACAATCGCAGCATTGGCAGTTTTCTTCACACATTTCTTTCATTTTGTTTTTTACTTCTGTCCAATAATCGTCTGTGGTATTTCTTCTATGACCACAATGTCCACCATTATGCATTCTTGCTATATCTTCACATGTAAAACAACCGTCCCTACCGGTTCCCTTACATTTACCACGGCCGGGTTTGACGTATCTTTGCATATAACATTCTATTATTCTTTTAGATAGATTCCATTTTTTTGTACAACACGCTGTATCACCAGAAGGGCAAGGTTCACATAAAAATGAATGAGCGGCAGCAGCACCCGTTAATCCAAATTCAGTTAATATGCCCGGGCACTTTTCGATTGCATCAATCAAATATGATTTCCATATTTGGAATGGACCACAAGCATTACCATTATCCCCAACACAGTTACATGGATTTTCGCAACGGTCCTTCACCCATGATGATTCTACTTTTCGTATTGCTTTCCATATACACGACCAACAACCACCGGTTCTGCTTGATTCGGAACCGGGAAAATTACCATCTCCACATTCTGTTCCATCACAACAACTACACATTGCTCTAGTGGCGGGTGCTGGTATATCTGGATCATCCCAAGGTACACCAGTGCCTCGTGTTTTTGGGGTATTCGTATGTGGTGTTAATGTTGCAGAAGAGGATAACCGAATAATTCCACCCATATCTTTATGATTTCCACAAGCATAATATATGTTTGTTTTTATATTGTGTGGTATTTCTAGATATTGATATGAACCTCTGCTTCCTTCCTTTGTTGGTGATTTCCAAGTTTTTAGGGAATCAACTATTGTTCCATCTGGTATTCTAGCATCTTTTCTGGTTGAAAATACCAATGGATGATTAGTATTAGTAAAACCTTTATTTCCCATTGATGGATGTTTAGTATTAAACCGGTATGTTTCCCCCCTAATCAAAGTCAATTGTTTTTGGGGAGTACCATTTATAGCATAAACGTTTCTGCCACCTTGAGTGGTAACTTCAACATTGAATAGTTCTTTACCAGAATTATTCCATTTGGTTTCATATGATTTTTTGTTTTTTGAGGACTTAACCCTTTCCTTACTAGTAGATGATGGTCTTACTGTTGGTTGGGTTCTGGTTGCTTTTGGTGTTGATGTTGGTGGAGTTGTTGTTTTTTGTGATGATGGTGGTTGGGTTCTGGTTGCTTTTGGTGTTGGTGGTGGTTGGGTTCTGGTTGCTTTTGGTGTTGGTGGTGGTGAAATTGATCTATTTGTTGTCGTGGTATCAGATGAAGAATCTGTTTTTGATGGAATTCTGAATAGTCTTACAAAAGTTGGTGTTCCGAACAAATCTTCTTCTTCAGAAACATCCTCTTTTACTATAATTCTTTCTATATCATTTTCTGAGTTATATTCTTCTACTGTAAACCTTTTTATTTCTTCATCGGGGATGATTATTTCTAATATATCATTTGCTTCAATTGCCCCTAATGTATTCACGAAAGAATTAAGAGAGTTACTTCCGAGTTCATTTACAATCTCATTGGTTTTTACTATCTTTTTTTCAGAAGAAGTTGTTGTCCATTTTATTGAATTACTTATGAAGTGGTTTTTATTTAATTTATTATAATAGGAACTTTCGTTGTTTATTGATATTTTTTCTAAAGATGCAATTAGAAGATTAGCATCAAAAGATTTGAAATAATATGTTCCTGAATAATCTCTTATTTCAGAATCACCTGACATTTCGTTTAAATATTCACCATCGCTTAGTGTTATTATATCATTCTTATTTAACCCATCCCTGAAGAAGAACAGCACCTTCTCTAATGAAGATTTTGATGAATTTAAAACATAACCATAATCAACAATAACACTATTTCCATTAAATGTTATGTTTGGATTTTCAACTATAGATTCTGTTTTATCATATAATTCGTCTAGGGTATCAATAAATCTTAATGCAACAAATCTCCCCTCGCTAAAAGGAAGATGTTGCCGAACTACTCGTTTTATTTTTTTGTTGTTTCTAAACGACATAATAACTTCTTTATTATCAACTACCGATGTAATATATTTTTGGACTGTCTCCAGCGTTGTCTGATTTGACATATATTGTTTTTAGATTATTTACTTCTAAATATATTGATTCTCCGGGTTCAAGTAAATATCCACTTGCGGAGGAATTCACCAATCCTCTACCTCCTATTAATATATTTCCGGTGTTTGACGGCGAACTCTTAAGGGTAACTCCGGTTTTTAATTCTAAGTTGTTACTTAAAGGTTGTGCTGTCGCTGTCGCCGTCTTTGATCCAGACCTTAAACTGGCCGGTCTTTTTATTTCTAAAATTGTTGATTGTATATTTCCACTTTTAAGATCTGTTCTTAATGGGGAAATTTGATCCGTTCCAGTTTTTATACTATTAAGAGTGTTTATCAGAGGTTTGTCAGAATCTTTCATGTGGTTGATGATATCATCATCTTGTATTTCTACGACATTATCTACACTTGTTGATAGGGAATTGGTGGAAACAATATCAATTGCTCCGCCTGCATTTTCACCTTTAATTACTACTGGAGAGTGACCAGTTCCGTCTTCGAAACCTTGAACTCTTAGTGGAGTTTCTGTTGAGTTGGTAACACCATGTATGCTGGAAACGTTGACAGTTGCATTGATGTCTGCACCACCCATCCAAACTTTAAGATATTCACCAGATGCACCAAGAGTTGTGCCATCAGATGCGAATACCTTTGAAAATACGTGCCTACCTTGATCGTGTCCGAAACAAGAGACAGAATCCGTGGCTGATGTTAAGTCTTTTCCGCCACTTACACCGACAGTTCCGGTGATCGCTACACTATCCACACTAGAGTCTAAGCGTCTTCCTGCGGTGATAGCAATGGGGATACCAAACCCTGCTGTGACTCCATAGGACTCTCCTGCTACGGTTATGGTTCCTGATCCACCTATACAGGTGACACCTTGGATTTGAACACCTGTCCAATCAACACCCGCACCGTACTCTGGATACATACCCTTAATACTAACAGAACCACATATACCAAGAGGATGGCCATCTACAAGTCCTTGAATCGCACCAGAAATGCCCAAGGGCAGACCGGCAGTATCTCCTGCGACAGCAAGAAATTCATTTCTATCTCCGCTCTGAGTCAACACATTGGTTACTGGGAATCTGGATCCAGTTTGACCACTTACATTACCAGTCATGTCTACTGGACCTGTTGCTCCTGCCCATTGGATGGGTAGGGGATTAGTTAATGATGTTCTGTAACTAGCAGAATCATCTCCCCATACAAGTTTTTGTAATGGAACATGTGCTGCTGTTAGTCCATGAGATGAATGGCCATAATCTGTGGCTACAGAGGCGGTATTTCCGCTAATATCGAGTGTTAGGTTATCGTTGGTATCGGTCATGTGAGAATTTTCTCCAGAATTAATCTTGACTTAAATGCGATTCACATTATACTATATATAACAAATTTTGAAACAAAATATAGGAACAATTCTAAAATGCTAATGGACAAAGAGAAACAAAATTCCTTCTTAAAGGATATAGAGAATTATGTTAAAAAGGAAGACACCTCTTATATAGAAGCAGTTCTTTCTGTTGGTGAAAAATATGAAATTGAACCCGAAGTTTCCGCCAAATATTTAAGTAAGCCTATTATTGAAAAAATAGAAAATGAAGGCATAGAGATAAATTTAATTCCAAAAAATACTGCAATATTACCAGTTTGACAGTTGTATTGTTGGGATTTTATTGTATAATAACTAAGAGATGGGGAGTTCCCATCAGAAAACAGAACACGGGAGTCCCGTGAAAACAAGGAGACATAATATGTCATTTGCAGAGTTTAAGAAGAGGTCACAAAATAGTATTGGTGATCTCACCAAGAAAATGGAAGATTTGAACAAAAAGGATTCCTATAAGGATGATCGTTTCTGGCGTCCTGAGTTGGATAAGGCTAGTAACGGTTATGCTGTTATTCGGTTTCTTCCTGCCCCAGAAGGTGAAGATCTTCCTTGGGCGAAGTTTTACTCACATGGTTTCAAAGGCAAAGGTGGTTGGTATATTGAAAACAGTCTTACCACACTTGGTCAAAAGGATCCAGTTTCAGAAATGAATACTGAACTTTGGAACAGTGGAGTTGAATCAGACAAAGATATTGCACGACAACGAAAGCGTAGGTTGCAGTATGTGTCTAATATTCTTGTTGTGAGTGATCCTGCCAATCCTCAAAACGAAGGAAAGGTATTCCTTTACAAATATGGAAAGAAAATCTTTGATAAAATTCAGGAATCAATGCAACCCGAATTTGAGGATGAAGACCCGATCAATCCATTTGATTTTTGGAAAGGTGCAAATTTCAAGTTGAAGGTTCGTAAGGTTGCGGGGTTTGTGAATTATGATAAGAGTGAATTTGAATCTTCATCTGCTCTATTGGACGATGATGAGAAGTTAGAGTCTATTTGGAAGACGCAATATGCTTTAACTGAATTCACAGATCCTTCAAATTTCAAAAGTTACGACGAATTGAAAAAGCGACTTCAGGATGTTGTTGGTTCGGATATTCGTCATACCGAAATGGAAATGAGACCTACCGCCGAAACTGTAAATCTGAATGAAGGTTCAGAATCAAACAGTGATCCACAAGAAGATGATGCTCTTAGTTACTTTGAGAAACTTGCTAAAGAGTGATGTGATTTTTATATTTTGTGGAAAGAGAAAAGGAGCCTTTCGGGGCTCCTTTTTTCATCCTATTTGTGTTCTCCATCTAGGCAATCTAGACGAAGAATTTAAGTAAGCACCACTTTTTGATGGTTGAGTCTGAACTCCACCACTATTGTTTCCAGAACTGTTTATTATTTTGGGGGCATTTATTAATGCTGGTTGGGATGCTTGGTTAGTAGATGGGTTAGCCTGCTGTTGGTTTATTTTTAATTCGGAGTTTTCGCCCATTGATTTTTTTGCTTGTTCTGAGATAGTTAATTTATTTGTTTTTTCAATAACATTTGCTTTCGCTAATACCTCTGGTATTTTTCTAGGACTCATTACAACTTCTGTTTGATCGCCGCCTGGGGCGTCACCTATCTGAGCAATGGTTGGTTTAGTTACCACTCCACCTTCAGCAAATGTGGGTATTTCTATTATTTCATTTTTCGGTACTATTTTTTCAATGTTGGAAATGAGGGTGGTGCCAATATCATTTGTGTGGTATTCTTTCATTCGGTTGTTTTGAACGTTGTATTTTGGAGATATTATCTTGGGAACATTATCTCCCTTTACCCGAATAACCTTTGCTATCATCTTAATAGATTCTGTGTGTTTCTCATCTTTTGGTGGTGCCTGATCTACATTGTTATCAACATAATCATTGACGTATTTTGTTGTGTTGTTTTTCATAGAATTTATAGAATTCATAACGGATTCGTTGTTGTTTGTTATAAGCGTTGGTGAATCTATATTTTTTTTAAATATGTTATTGATTGTGTTATCAATCTTTTCTTCATATGATTTGTGTGTGTTATTATTTTTATTATGAATATGATCTGTTTTGTTGTGAATGTTGTTTATGGTTTTGAAATTATTCTCTGTCAAAGATTTAAGTTTATTTTCTATATTTTCTAAATGTAGAATATTATTATCTAATGCATTTTTGCTTTTTGAATCTTGTTTTTTCTCTTCGCGGTTTTCTTTCGTTTTATGTTTTTTCCTGAAAATGAAATCATTGTTTTTATTATCGGTGGGTTTTTCAACAACAGGGATATTTTTATTTGTTGGTTCTTGGATAAAAACATTTGAAGAATAATAATCAAGAAATGATCTTTCTCGTTTAGTTGGTTCTATTTCTTGGTTGCTGTATTCGCTATCGTTTTTTCTGGAATCAAAAAACGATAGCATATTATTTTTTAAAGATATTTTTTGTTTCATTATGCTCCATCAACTTCTATTAGATTTTCTTTGTTCTATTTCTTGTAGCCTTATTTTTTCGTTCTCTGTCTCTATATATTCGATCAGTTGAGCCAAATAGATATCTCTTTCCCAAGGAATCATATTTTCTAATTCACACAAACTATATTTGTGGTGTTGGACTAGTTGAAAGTTCAATCTATAATAATTCTCTAGGCTCAGGTGGGTGAGCCCTATCCGAAAAAATCTGACAACCCACTCAACACCACCTTTCTCTTTACCCCATCAGAAGTGGTATATTCTATTTCGTGTTCTAATCTTGGAGATGTTAAGAAAAAATCTAAAACCTTTTCAAATTGATCCCTGTTCATGTTGTCTATGAAATCTTTTACTTCTTGCTGGGGCAACAAAGAAGTTTCTATTGTTTCTTCGGTTGTGTGTACTTTTTGAATACACATTGAGATTAAGTTATAAAAAGAGTCAGGATCTGTGTAATCAATATCAGATTCTGTTTTCTGTAAAATGTTGATTGATGGATAACCCATTTCTAATATAACATTTTCATCTATTTTAATTTTATTTTTATGATTTTTGTTTTCTTTTATGTTTATGTCCATTAGATTTATTTCAAGCGTCACTTTTTCGTTAGTTTTTGGACAAACAATAACAGGCTCTACAATTTCACCAACTGATTTTGCACGAAGATTTATGAAAATATATTCAATATCAAATATTGGAATATCAGAAACATCTCCAATATCATCCACACAAGATTCTATGATGTCCTTTATTGCTAACAATATTTCTGAATGATCTTCAGATTTTTGAGCAAGTAGTAATATTTTTTCTTCCTTTACAAGAAAAGGTCTATATGAAGTCTTTTTCTTGTTAGATGGAATTTCTATTAAGTATTTTGGTGTTTTAGACAGTAATATATTTGATAATGAACTCATAATGTATCCTTTTTATTTTAGACAAGCGTTCCATCCTTTGATTCATATCTAGCGATTCCATGTTTATCTTGTGCTTTATATTCGTATCTTCTATATTCAAACACAACTTGAAGTTTTGTGTAGTCGTTGATCATTGAATAGCCCATATTTACTGGAATTATTTCTTTCGGATATACTTCTTCAAGAAAATATGATGAGGATACATATCCATCCATGTTTAGTGTTGATATAGTCATACTACCATGTACCTTCGGGCCATGGGTTTTGTTGGCGGTGTAGTTTGCGTGCTGACCAACTGGATGTACTATATTATCCATCCATGATTCAAACCAAGATCTTTGCAACTGATCATCTGATACCGGAAACACCATAACCACTGTACCGCTATAGTCATTTCCAACAGGAACATTTCTCTTTGGGCCAAAAAGATCATCTACAACAGTTACGAATGATCTTTGTGGTAATGTTAAACTTTCTGGTTGAAATCTATATTCATGCCCATTAGCGTTTTGGCCGTCGTGTGACATTCTGGAGTCATCGATTTCAATCGTAACGACATAGCGAGAAGGTCTAGATAGACCAGACCTTATCAATGACTGTTTAAATACTTCTATACCACTTGGATGTTGGGGCATTTAATGTTGTCCTTCTCTATTATCTATATAAGAAAATGAAAATCAGGGTAAAATATTATCTTCTGTTAAGATAATAAATTTCCAATCGTTTTTTGTACAATATATTTTAGCAGATTTCCATTTTGCTTGATTTATTGAATATGTTAGACATTCATTTATGTACGATTTTCTTTTGTTATTTTTTGGTGGTTTTGTTTGTTTTTTTGGTTTAACTTCAATGACATATGTTTTTACTTCATTTTCATTTCTTATTTCCGCTATAAAATCTGGATAGTATTTGTGGGGTTTACCGTCAACTGGAGATTTATATGGGACATAAAATTCCTCACTTCCCCACCGGACGACATTTTTATTTTGATCTAAATATTTACATACTCTTCTTTCCCACAAGGATCTGCAAATGATGTTGTTGGGATTACCGATGTATTTTTTATAGTTTTGTATTTTATATTTTGTTTTATATGCCATATAATTTATCTTTTTTCATTGATATATAGTAATAATGGATCAGATAAATTAAGGGAGAAACCATGCCGGGAGAGAAAAATTTAGATTGGAAGAAATTAAGATTTCCTAGTGCTATACAGAGTAGTTTCTCTGGGTCAAATTTGGTTCCCTTTTATATCAAATTCACGGCTGTTGCTTATACAAATAAGACATTTCTGAGGAACAATGCACCAACCGAAGGCGATACTTTAGCAGACATTACAGTACCTATGCCAAAGGTGATTGAATCAAACAGTGTTATTAATTATTCTGCGGATACAGAGGATAGAGGGTTTGATCCAACTTGGGGCGGAGCAGCAGAATCTATACTTACTGGATTTGGTTTGTTTTCTGGTGCTGCCGATAGGATGGGGGTTAGTGGGATATTAGGAAAAAGGCCAATGGATGAAAGAGCGAATATTTTCCAAGGCGCTAATATGAGAGAGCATCAATATGATTGGTTATTCGTTCCTAAAGAAAAAGGTGATGGGGAAATAATAGCAAATATTGCAAAAGCATTTCAAACTATGGCATTCCCCGGAAGATCTGGATGGGAAACTAGATCAAAAGTAATCCACCCACCCGTTTGGTGGATTACTGTGATAGACACCAGAAAGAGTGGCACACAAAGATTTAGATGGGATCTTGGTCCACTACCAAGTGTTATAAAAGATGTAAAAGTTCAAACAGCAGGAGCGGCCGGAGGGATTTATATTCATGGAAAACATAACGATTCATACCCGGCTGCTACTAAGATTAGTGTTTCGTTTTCTGAACTCGAGCCTGCAATTAACGGTGGACAAGGATTGGTTTCAAGGAGTCAACTTATCGGTGGCGACCGAGGAAATGATGGAGTATAATAGATGCCCTATTTTGAAAAATTTCCAAAAATGAATTATGATTTTTCAGAGACATTTTCTCTGGAAATGCAAAACATCTTCAAAAGAATTTCTTTCACAGAAAAAACATTGAAAGATGAAGGTAACTTTGAAACTTATGTTGTCAGGGAAGGAAAAAAACCGGAACAAGTTGCTCATGAGTTTTATGGTGATTCTAAATGGTGGTGGTTGGTTTTATTATCAAATAACATAATAGATGTTGAAAATGAGTGGCCTAAAAGTGCTAGAGAAATACAAAATATTTTTCATAATTTCTTAAAGGGGACTAGTTATTATGTTTTTGATAATTTAGATGCCAGAGAAAACGACATAATGATCAAATATAATTACCCCAACGCCGGGCCGGGCGAGGGGACTTCATTCGCAGGCGGTATTGATATTGAGAATTATGGGGTTGTTGATAATTATGATTCACTTCATCACAGGATAGATGTTAAGAAAATTAAAGGTAGTTTTTCAGAAAAAGATAGATTTACAATTTTTAGAAAAAATACAATAACAAACGAATATGATACTATAGATGGGTTCGGTATGACCGCCTGTGCGCCTCAACATTATGGTTCCTCTGCTTGTGTTGAATTTAGTGGTCCGACTGCTGGTGTGTATGGTGTGGGACCATTTTGTTCAACAGCAGGATCAACTTGGGGAGTAATTCAAAAGAAAACAACAATCAAGGATTCGCTCCATCATTTTGAGTTTGATGGAAATATTGCAAACCCATATTCTGCATATGGATCTGATCCTACTTATGCAGGTGGAATTAGTGGAGATTTCTTTTCTTATTCAAACATGTGTGGGTTGACTGGTACACTGCTCTATAAATATATTGTAGGTGAATTACCTTCTGCAATTAAAGCAATTAAGTTTATTGATGAATTTTATGATGAACAAGATGAAATAAAAACAATAAAATTAATAACACCCCGATTACTACCGGAAATTTCTTCTGATATGAGTTTATTGTTATCTGGAAACGTCCCAAGAGGAACTGTTATAGCAGTGAAATTATAGGGATATGAATTATGACAGAAACAGTTGAAAGAAATTCTAATTTTGACATCATAATAGATTCGTTGCGGATTGAAAAAAGAGATAGTGGAACTGCTATTCAAGTATTACCAATTCCACAAGATGAGGATGAAAACCCTTCAGATTCTGTTTTTGTTAATATAAGTTTAAAAGAAGGAATATATCAGCCAGGTATTAATGGAACTCTTCGTATAAAGGAACCCGGTGCTGGTGGTGATTATTTTAATTTTCTTGGTAATGAATTTATTATAATCAAAATGCGATCTCCTGACATAAAAGACTCATCATATGAGTTAACCTTCTGTGTTTCAGATGTAAGAATGATCGGGGATGATACTCTACCAGAACTCAGTGGACCTTCAAGTAAAGCAAATCTGGGATGGGAGTTAGATTTTATTGCTTGTGAATCATATTTTTTGAATTGGGGAATGGGTTCTTCTGATTCTTATATTGATGGGGACGAATCTGATTTTATTGGAAAGATAGCAAATGATTCCATGTTCTCCAGTCGTCTGGGACTTGTAAATAATATTGCAAATAAATATTTTAATCCGGGGTCAACACCATTTAGTTTTTCAAAAAAAGAAATGGAAATAGAAACTACCCACAATTCTATTTGGTTGAAAAATAGGCAAAATATGTATCCTTGGGGTAAAGATACACACCAACCAACTTTATTAGAGTTGATGAACAATCTTGCAGAAAATTCTGTAACTGAAGATCAAAAAGGAATAAATTATCTCTTCTATCAAGATCTAGATGGTTGGCATTTTAAATCTGTTAGAAAGATGATTCAGGATTTTTGGGATGATGGTAATATGGTATCGAGAGCGATATGGGGCTCAGACAAGAGAACTTATTATATAGCCGATGATGAAATTTCTTTTGACCTGTGGAATGGTAAGGGTGATCCTAGAATTGAACGATTTAGGATTATGAGTGAATATGATCATTTGAGGTTGTGGAGAGAAGGTGCATATTCCTCTTATTATGAACTTATCAAACCAAATTATGATGATCCATATTTTGATTATGTTGACTTTTCCCAAAATCATCAAAAGAAAGATTCAGACACCGCCGGCGAATTGGAAATTGTAGATTATGACTATCATAGAGATATTGAAGCATGGGGGGAAATGGGGAGAATCGAAAATTATAAACTAATCCCAGACAACATAGAAACAAAAATAGACATATCCGATCCTGAAAATATTCCAAATAGAATAAGAAGAAAATATGACGAAAGTGGTTTGTATGGATATTTTAGTTCCCCATATAATATTCAAAACGAAAACGAATTAAACTATATGAGAAGCATTGAACATAAAGGAAAGTTTGGAAAGATAAACGATGTAATGTGGCAAACTATGTTTGATCAAACAGATTTGGAAATAGAAACATTAAAAAAAATACAACGGGATATTAAAAAACCTCTGAGGGAAAGGTATAAAGAATACGCAGACATAATTAACTTTAAAGAAAGATGGACCGTTTATAAAGAATCAATATGTTGTGCAACAGATGATAAGCACGTTTTTCTTGCGGTTATTGATGACGCAAAACACATCCAAGAAGATTCCCGTGGTGGTATATTTGAATATTCATGGAAAGAAATTGAAATGTGGCCTAAGGATGCAATTGAAGAAATTGATGGTGAAATAATTTCTAATCCAGATGCCCCCATAACAGTAATAGTTCCAACAAAGGGATTAAAGGGAACATATAGAACTGGAAGTGAATGGACAAATCCAGCATTCAATATCAACGAATTACTAAACATAGAAGATGGTGATAATGTCTATGTTGGACCAGGTGTGAATGTTGCAGATGAAGATTTCAATGATTATGCAGAAGCATTTCAAATGATGCCTGTTGGAGGATTTTTCCAAACCGAACCAGAACCTTGTGAAATGGAAGACGGAGCAGATGTTTATTTTCATGGTCACATTGTCCAAATGTATAAACTAGAAGGTAAAGGGTTGGACAAAATAACTGCAATAGATCCTGAAGATGATGATTCAATTCCTACTGAAATATATTTCTTTGATGTTCCAAACGCACATGATGGTTTGTGTTCTTGTCCATAATATAAAATGAATACACATAGAATATGTTGTTGTGGGTGTGGTGATAGACCTTGTTCGGGGGATGAATTTCGTTATCCCTCCACTTCTGGTTCGTGTCCAATTTGTGCGTTGGGGGAAACTTCATACTCACCAATAGGATCTGATATTCCTGCTCCAAACTCCCCACAAAAAGAACAAGGTTCTGATCCCGGTGGTGATTGGATAACAGGAAAACATCCAGAAAATTTATTCACTGGTAATATTTGCTGGGAAACTAACCCTACTGAATATTCATATCCTGGCGAATGTGATCAAGATTATTGTTGGCCACATTGGCCAATGGGAAACAAAATACCAAAACCTTGGTATTACCAATATTCTTCTCCTCAAGGTTTTCTTCCTTGGTCGCCCCAAGTATTTAAAGATTGGATTGATAATTGGGAAAGTCCTTTAGTTCCTAAAGGTGACTGTTCTATGCATTGCACAGAAGAAAATATAGGATGTCATTCTCTTGCATTTGTTGGTGCGGTTGGTAGAGATTATGGTGTTTCAAATTTCGGTGATGAAATGCCTGTGTGTGGAGCAGATAAAGTTACAGTTCCACCAGAGGGTGGTGAGAATAACCAAAATTGGGAATGGATCCGCAATTGGGTTAAATCTGGTGGAAAATTGGTAATAATGGGCGAAGCGAAGGATAGTGTATTTGGATCATGTATAAATCGTGTTGGGTTTTTCAGACCAAGTGGTTGGTATCAATTAAGAGATTGCTCCGGTCCTGATTGTCCAGAAAATTCATTTTATGAATCTTCCATATCTTTATCTGGTGGTCAAATCACTCAACTTCTTTTAGAGTTTGCCTATTACGCTGCAAGAAACGATGATGAAGAGGAACCCACAGAATGGGTAGAAATTTCAGACGAACCTTTTATTAATCAATTTGAAAGTGAAAATGATTTTTTCATTTCTCAGAGTTGTTGTCAGAAAACAAAAACTCCGTTCAAGATGGAAGACGATGGAGATAATAAACCTTTACCTTTTCATTGTTCATATAGTTCCGGGTTAATTCCCATAAATGAACATGGTGGTAAACCTTTAGTTGGACATTGCAACTCAGAAGAAAAAACATGTACGGTGGTCTACAAGAAAAATGGTGCTGGTGCTGTAGTTGTTGTTTTTGATTCAGATGTTTGGGGAATTAGTGCATCACAAACTCCCATTTGGTGGTGGGAAGAGGAAGCCCAACTAACAGATTTATCTGGAGAAGAATTAAAACTAAGGGCCTGCAATAACGATTTTTGGAAATTTATGTGCGAAGATTTCTTATCTGAAGAAGGTTATATTCCTACAACTTCTGGTTGCGGTACTTCATTTTGGGACACAATGGATGACGATTACACAAACAATTCTTGCATTCCAACATCTGCTTGTTGTTTACCGGATGGTTCGTGTTCGGAGGTAAATGTTTGGCAGTGTTTTGAAGACAAGGGAAGGTGGAAGGGTTCATATGGAACTCATCCATCCGGTGAAATATCAGGATGCTGTAAAACATGCAATGATGTTTCATGCGAGCCTCTTCCGAGCGGTGCGTGTTGCGAAAGAAATCCAGGCACAGGAAAGATAACTTACACTTGCAAAGGAGGAGATCTATACAACTTTGAATGCTGTTCTGCATCTGATGACGTAAGCGAAAGTGGATCATATTCTGCACTTTGGTTTTCTGGTAGGGATTGTAGTGTTTGTGATGAACAACCAGAATGTGAAAACGATTCAAATTGTGGAGATCAATGTTGTCAAAACGGGGAATGTGTTGATTGCCCAGAACCACCAGAATGTGGAGAAGACGATGATTGTGAAGGCGAAGATTCGTGTTGTCAGGATGGAGAATGTGGGGACTGTGCAACCACCACCACTACTACCACCACTACCACCACTACCACTACCACAACAACACCGCAACCAGAATGTGTAGAAGATATTGATTGTGATGAGGCACTTTGTTGTATAGATTCGTATTGTGAAGAATGTGACGAACCACCCACCACAACATGGAATCCTTGTGCTGAACCACCAGAATCATGTACCGAGAATTGCGATCCTCCGTGTCCTGAAGGTTGGTGTTGTATGTTGTGTTGTGAATTTCCAGACCCAGATTGTATCTGTTATGAGTGGGATTTTGGACCACCGGGGGGTTGAACAATGACCAGAATGATAAATAATACGGGAGAATACTATGCCGTCTGAACCAGATTTTATAATAGGATTGAAAAAATTTGCAAAGGAAACTTGGCCCTCTGTTAAATTAGGCCATTCATCATATGGTGCTTATGATAAATATCCATGTGCAAATCCAGACACTCCTGTAGATAATTCAGATTGCCCAGATGATGATCCTTTGTGTAATTGTCCCTGTCAAGAATTAAAACCTACCGGAGATGCATCTTGGTGGGATCTCTTTGGTGTGTTTGGTACAGCACCGGATCAAGAACCAACCGATGAAGAGATACAAGAAAAATTAGATGCAGTCAAAGAATGCGATCTGATAGAAGATGTATTGGGTTCAGAATGGCAAGGATGTGTTTGGAGTAATCCAGATCATCCCAGTAGTTGTAATTGTCCCTGTGTCGGTTCAAAATTTAAAGATTATATAGAATACAATAGAACGTATGCAACCTATTGGGATACTCCTCCGATTACTCCGTTGTGGCGAAATGCACAAATGATGCTTTTAGGATCTCAAAAAGCAATTATTGTTATAAATGGAGACCTAACTTTAAGACCGGGGACAGTAATCAAAATATCCAACATAATTCCTCAAGCAGAAGATAGAGAAAGAAGAAGTAGTGGTATGTGGTTAATTAGTGAAATAAATCATACCATATCTGACAATGAACATAGAATGATAGTGTCCTTAACTAGAGATAGCAGCCCGATTGATCCTAATACTTCTGAAGAGTTGGGATTCTGGGATAGTATTTCTAATTTCTTCGGCTTATGATTATACATATTTCTAATAATAAACAGAAAGAATAATAAAATGAATGTTAAATATTCTGATATAGATATACTTCTAACTAGGAATGAATTTGTTAATGATGTTTCTGTAGTAAAGAACAGAAATAGCATAAGGCAATCTATAATGAATATCATTCTTACTAGACCAGGAGAAAAGCCGTTTAATAGATCTTTCGGTTATGGTGTGCATGATTTATTGTTTGAGAATATGGATGTGTTGACAAGAGCAGAAATGGAATTAAATATTCTTTATGCTCTTAGAAATTTTGAACCCAGAGCAAAAGTTAATAGTGTTATTATTGATGATGAACTTATAGATTCAAATGATATATCAATCAATATAGAGTTTACAATACTAGGGGGATCGGAATCTTCTTCGGTTCCAGATTCTCTAAAAATAGAAATTAAGAAAGTAAGATAAAAATGTCAGCACCAAGTAAAATACAATTAGGAAATTTGGATTACGAATCTATTAAAACTAGTTTAATGGAGTATTTGAAAGAGCAAGATACTCTGAAGGATTATGATTATTCGGGTTCTGCTATACAAGTTCTTTTAGACATCTTAACATACAATACTTTATATTATGGTTACTATTCAAACATGGTAGCAAATGAAATGTTTTTGGATACTGCACAAAGAGAAGAATCATTAATTTCTCTTGTGAAACCATTGGGTTATGTTGTTCCTGGCAGCAGAGGAGCAAGAGGCAGAGTTAAATTACGTTATTCTGGAGCGAATTCTAATATACCAATTTATACTAAATTTTCCGGTAATAACGAAAGCGGAACTCCATATAATTTCTACACCGTAATAGAAGATTCAACAAATGAAGACGGAGAGGCAATTTTAGAAATTATAGAAGGAAAAGAGTTAATTAACCAAATTCCTTTGAGTATAGATCAACCGACACAAAAAGGATTTATATCTGGATTAGATGTTGATATTTCAACTATTGTTGTTGAAGTTTATAATTCAGAAGAAGATGATGATGGGGTTCAGATCGGGTGGGAAGTTTGGACCCAAGCAAGTAATATTCAAACTGGATTAGATTATACTAGTAAAGTCTATTGGTTAGAACGAAGTGAACTGGGATTCTTTATTGTTTTTGGTGGTAATTTGTTTGGTTCTGATGGGACACAAGTAGGAATGAGTGTATCACAGGACACTTCAATAAGATTATCTTATCTGAAAAGTAGTGGAGATTTGGGGAATGGTGTTGGTAACTTTAAAGTCCGAAGCGAAGAATTATCGGGTGGTGCAACCGAAACACTTAGATTGTCTTCTGGTGGTTCTTCTTCTCCTGACTTAGAAGCAATAAGATTCTTTGCTCCAAAATGGTTTGCTGCTCAGGAAAGAGCAGTGACAGTAGAAGATTGTAGAGGATTACTTGCCGCAGCAGGTTTTGTTAGTGGCTCAGAAGATCCTTATTCTAAATTTAATGTGTGGGGTGGAGAAGAGATGAATCCACCAATGTATGGTAGACTTTTTGTTAGTTTAAATGTTGACACTGGAGATGAAGGTGGAGCAATAGCAGCAAGTAACGCAATTAGAATATTAGAAGAAAAAACATGTGTAACAATTTTACCAGAATACATAAACCCCACAGAATACCAATTTGTAGTTTCTGGAAATTTATATTATGATCCTATACGAACAAACTTATCTCGGGAAAGACTTCTTTCCTTAGCAAACCAAAAACTGTTTAAACTTTATCCAAATCGTTACAATGTAAATATAAAATCGTCAGACATAGCAAATGAAATTAATAAAATTGATTCTGCATTTAATGTTTCTGGTTCTGATATCAACTTCTATGTTTCAAAAAAAGTCACAGCAACAAATGGACAGTTATCGGATCAATATTTCAAGAACCCAATAAAACCAGATACATTAACTTCTACTAGATTTAATCCACACTCATCACTGAATATTCCAGAAGGTAGAATGGTGTCATTAAGAACAATGGATGCATATGATCGAAAAGGAAGACAATATGTAGAAGTTTTTTATGATTTTAATGGTTTACCCGGAGTGTCTGGTAAAATAGGAACCATTGATAATGAAGAAGGAATATTGTCTCTAAGAAACAACATAACAACAGAAGATTTTACAATTTATGCAGAACCTTATGGAGATTCGCAAACATTTTCCTTCAAAGAAGAAATGATACCATCCATAACTTTAGATCTTTCAGTAGAAAGAATATTGTCATAATAATTTTGGGACGAACTGAATGTATGGATTAATAATAAGAAATGCATCTGCTCATAACACAGCATATCGAATGCTGTTGGTTGAACAAGAATTAGAAAACCTGAGTGAAGTAACACCAGAGCAGTCTATAAACATTAATCATTTGTTCCCTCTCTGGATGATAGAGAGAGGGGAGTCCAATAGATTATTGAAATTTACTCAATCTTATTATGATTGGTTGTATAATTTGGGTGGTTATGAACTAACCACAACTTCAATCAGTTCAGTCGGTTTTCGTAAACTGATTGACATTGAACAAACACCAATAGAATATCTCAAACATTTTGCATACACATACGCTTCTGGATTTCCTGAATCGTTCATTACTCCAGAAGATGATAGTGGTAATGCTGAAGACAATTCTGATCAACTTAAAACCTTCATGATGGGGATACGACAGAATTTATATCAGAAGAAAAGTAATGAAGAAGCATATGAGTATTTCTTTGAAACTCTTTATGAAAGACCAGAAATACAGATATTTTATCCTAAGAAATTCATTCTTAGATTAAATGGTGGTAAATTTTCTGAATGGTCACAACCACTTAATTCTTGTGGTGTAGACTGTGACTATGATACTATTCAGAGTTTGGGTGGAAGTTATCTAAATGGTCCATATGTTTTTCAGGATAGTTTTTGGTATCAAGATTATTCCTATCTTCTTTCTGCTGGTGGAGATATAGGAGTAGATGAAGAAACAGGACTTCCTTCCTATCAAGAGGCCTTAACAGAATTAATACATCCAGCAGGGATAAAGGGTTTCTTTGAAAAGGTAGAAAGTGATTATATTCCTCCAGATGATTATGACGGAGGTTTTAATATATGTGAAACCCCCCTTCTTGGTAATTATTTTCCTTATAATTTAAATAGCACTTCTACTATTGCTCATTGCATGGGTTGTGATGGTAGTGGTTTTACATACTCAGGACCTACTGCTAATTCAATAGGATTTAATGGGGAGTATGGTGGTACTTTTGGTTGGACTGCCGGAGATGCTTGGGCGTCAGTTGGTGCAGGAAGCATTGGTGTGTCCTTCGCTGGTGGTATAACTACACATGGTGGTGGAGGAGGTGCTACGGGATTCAATATGCCCACCTATGTGTACCCCCACTGGGCTGATGGACTTAGTGGAGATGAAGAACATAGTGTACCTTTTAGAGAGATATATATTGGAGAGTTTATATATTTGTGCCCATTGATACGGAGTCCAAACTTGGGAGCAACGGGATGTACTGCGGGGGCAACTGGTTCAGCGTGTTGGTGGGCAGATTAGTTCAAGGATAAATTAAATGGTAAGTAAAATAAAAAACAATCCTATATCAAGTAGCATTTCAACAAAGGCATTACTTGACAATCTAAGATCTAAAAATCTTTCTTTTGTCTTGGGCAATTCTTTAGATACAAATGAAAAAACAAACACAACAGAAAGTTTCTCTGAGGCTTTAAATTCATCATCTCTGGCTATAAAGATAACAAATAATAAGTTCATGGAAGTTATTCCTGTACCGGAAGGTGGAGAAAAATTCTTAAAGACTGGAGTTATTCCTGGCTACTTTCAATCAAGTAACAAGCAAGCACAACAATTTTATTTTGTTCAGGATAATATGTTATACTTTATTCTTGCCCCTAGAGATGGTAGAGAAGATTATCAAAGTTCAATAAAAATAAGTCAATCGTTTGTTGATAGTAGTGGGAATATTGCTCATAGTAAAGATGGTTTCTCTTATTGTGCTGTCGCTGCGTTACCAGACGGAGTTTCTGAAATTAGTAGAAAATATATTCCCATAAGAACAGCAGAAGATGACGTATATGAGTATAATAATTCTGATGTTAGTAAGTTATCAGAAGCGAAACGAATTTGTGGTTCTGGTAGTGAATTAAGAACTGGAAATTGTTGTTTGTATTATAATGAATCAGAATACAATCCAATAGAAGATACTTACTATAATGTTGGTGATTTTTATAAATGTTTTGATACTAAATGTTACAACTGTATAGAAATAGCAAAGAAATTAAACAAGCATTATGTTTTCCATAAACATTCGTTATCTGCCCTTGGACCAACTGGGGGAACGGGAGAGAGATGTCTAGATTTTGACAATGAAAATTTCCCAACCAAATGTGGTATTTGTTCTTGTCGTATAAACAAAAAAAGTACAAGTTACTATGAAGATATAATTTCGGATATTAATGTTTCCGAGTCTCTTTCAGTTAAAAGAAATTGCAAAATTGATAAAGTGGGAAGGGAAAAATTATCTGGAGCAATAAGTTCAATTACCGTTGATCTATCGGGAGCATCCAAAGAAGCAAAGACACTATCTACTGATTATTTAAATTCAAATCTTTTTGTACCTTTAATTGGTGATGGAACGACTGATGCATCGTTTCCTATAACAACAGAATTAGATGCTGAAGGAAATAAAACAATAACAGGAATAGGTTTGCCAAATTCCAATGGTATGAATTATACAACTGCTAAAGTTGATGTTGAAACTTTATCAAAAATGTTTCCTAATTTAGAGTCTAGTAGATTTAAGGTAAATCTTTTTCCAATAAATGGACCTCATGCAAATATGAGGAACATTCTGAAAACTAGTGTTCTCCTTTCTATGAATATTAATTCAAGTGATATTGAAAACATCACCGAACAAACGATATTCAATAGATTTGGACTAGCGACAATACGAGATTCAGAAGGAATAAATATTAATTCTGGAAGATCCGAAAGAGAAGAAGTCTTTACCGATTTAACTACAAAATTAAATGCTACCAAGCAAGGAATTATTGAAATAGACACTAGTGGAGGTACACCTTCAAAGGTAACACTTGGTAATACTGCATTATCAGGTGACGATGGAAAACGTTTTGATAATACTTCTTTGGAAGTAAATGTGGTGAATTTTAAAAGGACATCATCGTTTGGTGCAGAAATAAAAGTTAACACCAACACACCAGATGTTCTTGGGGGGAAAACTGTAACCGATGATCTTGGTGATACATATACAATAACCAGCATAACAAAACCAACTTCTGCTGCGGGAAATAATATTTCTTTAAGTGATCAAGAAGTCTTACATAGAAATACCACAAACATTAATTTAAACTACGGAGAAAATCAGAATAGAACATATCGGTTTGAAATATTGGTAGGTTTTAACTCTGGTAACATCATCACATGAAATACAAGGAGATGATTTGAAATGGCTATTAGAAATATACAACCTTTTTATGCTGGGGCCTCTGAAGGATCTTTTCCTTTAACTGCGAGTCCTTATCATAGTCGTGTAGAAGGTGATGAACTTATATTTGATGGGGCATTAGAGGGAGATAGTCCCAAAAATTATCAATTTGTAAACTTTAGACCCGGATTTGCATTACAAGCATCTGAATTGAATGAAATGCAAGAACATTATCAAATGCAAATGACATTGACTATAACAATGATGCATAATTGGTTGATGTCTGGGCCGGGTTATTTGTGGGATGGTTATGATGAGAACTCTTCTGGTTCTGAAGGTGGAGATGGATCTGATACTGTTAATTCTTCCACTGTAAGGACTGGTTTGGGTGTTGGTGGTTATTTAGCGGGCGGGTCTGTTAGTCACAATCCAGAATTTGCAATATCTGGACCAGGATGGAGAGGTTCATGTCCGCTATATCCATATAGCAATCCATACCAAGGATCTAATTCGGGTCCAGATGGTAAACTTGTCTCTTGGTCATACCTAAATACTACTGACACTATTAGAATTGTATTTTGGTCTGGTTGGTGGTTAACTGAACTCCGAGCATTTTGGGACGGTGCCGGTTGGCCAGAAAACGGTCTTAGTGGTATGAAGCATTGGGTTTATTTAGATGCAGACACAAACTCAAGTCCTTCTCCAACATATACCGTTGATATTCCTGTTGGTGGTGGAGACAATAAAGATATAGTTGCTGGGTTATTACTCTCAAGCGATTATATTTCTTGTTGTGCTGATGATCAAAGCACACCCGAATTACCATGTGACTCGAATTTAGGAGATAACGCAAACGGACATTCAAACCTTGCTTCGTGTGGAGCAAGTAGATATACAGTAAATGTAGTTGGTGCAAGTTCTGCAACACCAGATGATTCAACAGCAGCAGCACCAAAGGGTGATTGGGGAAGTGGGCCAGGTGAGCCAATAGAACAAAGAGATAATTTAAGTGCAGTTGTAAAAGTAAATCCAGCACAAAGAACAATTCGTTATATGAATAATATGCTAATTGGTACTTGGTAGTTGGTACTTGGTAGTCTATATAAATAATAAGTAACGAGAGAAATATAAATGGCAAACAATACTGACGATAATTTATATCAAATACCATTTCTAACAGGAAATAATACTTTTCTTGATTGGGTAAACCACTATAACACTGAAGTGGTTAATAAATCCAACAATCTGAAGATATACGATGGCCTGTCTGGTGATGGTATTGTGTTTACTCTTGGTACTACTGCCTCGGATGACCCACTTGGCGGCGCATCTGCTGGTGGAGATCTCCTCGCAGGCACAATGAGATGTTCTTTGGCAGAAGTTATTCCAAACGGAACAACCTTTGCTGGTGATGTAACAATAAATGGAACTCTCAATTATGATTTAACGAAAAATGTTCTAAGTGCAATAAAAGTAAGAGTGAATCCTGCCGGTGGATATACTGCAACAAGGGGATTTACTTTTGGTATGCCAATCAGGGTTGCTGGAGATAAAGGGGACGGATGTACCGGAGGTCCAAACTATTTTCTAGCCAGAGCAGATAATAGAGATTATGCAGAAGTTTTGGGTGTCGTTTCTGGAGTTACCTGGCCAGTAGATAGTTCGGGAGATGCTGAAGGTCCATTTAATGATTCAGATACTTATGTGGAAGTAACTACTGCTGGTAGAATTCAAGGTGATTTCTCAAGAGCAAACGATCATAGTTCTGGTTTGACTGCGGGGCAAGTGTACTTCTTAAGTCCCGGTAACAGCGGTGGATTAACTAGAATTGAACCAAGCCTTAATGGACAAGTAAGTAAACCTATGATATTAGGTGTCACTTCTGATGTTGGATTTGTTATGCAGTATAGAGGACAGTTCATCCAAGGTAGTGGTACTGGGGGAACTGGGGGAATTGATCAAAATAGATTCTTCACTGCTGTTGATGATGCTTCTTTAATTACAAAAGGTGATATTGTAGCACATGTGCCGGGAGAAGGACCAAATTCTGACGGTTGGGTAACTTTAAACGAAGATCGCTGGCAACACATGTCACATGCAGTTGGAGTTTGTGTTACACCACCATTCACTCTTGATAGTCAAAAATATATTGAAGTAGTTGCAACTGGATATCTAGATGCAGACGAAGACATCTTCCCATCAACAGGTTTACTTTATATTGATAGTCAAGGTAAATTATCTGCAACATATCCCGGTGGATTTGCAAAACCATTTGCAATTGCATGGTCGTCTGGTGGTAGCGGTACTGGAACAAAACGTGGAACAATAATAAATCAAAACCACAACGTTGGTGTTGGTGGGGGCGGCGGAACAAACACAGCAAGTAGCACAAGACCTACTGATCCGGGGAATTGGGCATATATGTCAACATCTTCTGGTGGTGCAACATACGGTAGTGCAGTAAATCAAAACATATTAATTAATGGTGGTTTTGATTTCTGGCAAAGAGGAATTGGAGTAGATGGTCCGTTTGGTGCAACTGGTTCTAAATATTTTGCCGACAAGTGGATAAGGATGGATGGGGTTTCTGGGAATGGAACATCTACAAGCACATATTCTATTGAAAGAAAAACATTTGATACAAACCAAAATGAAGTTTTTGGTAATCCCAAATATTACGCAAGACTTCAAAACAATTTAACTGTTCAGGGTGGATCAAATGGTGATTTTGTTCATATTGAAAATAGAATTGAAGACGTAAGAACCCTTCGGGGAGAAGACGCAACACTATCTTTCTGGGCAAAATGTGGTGTTACAGGTTCTGTAATGGGAATTGTAATCAATCAATATGATGGAACAAATACTATAGTTAATAGACCTGGATCTGTATCATTGGGAACACTTTGGAATAAATATGAGTTTGCATTCAATGTTCCAGATATAACTTCAACTCCATCTGGAGAACATTATATTTCTATTGCTTTTGATACAACAAGTCTTCAAACAACTTTGGATGTTGCAAAAGTAAAACTTGAAAGAGGATTAGTAGCAACTGTCAATGATGAACCAAACGAAAGAACTATGATTAATGAACTTAATAGATGTTCTAGGTATTATCAAAGAAGTTATGATGCCGATACAATATCAAGTTCACAAACAATGAGCGATAAGAACACACCAGACCCAACGGTTCTTGATTTTGTTTCATCTCCTTCTAAAGATTATAATTATAAATTCCCCATACCGATGATGAATGTCCCTGATCTTACTTTCTATTCTCCCTCTACCGGAGTTACTGGTGATGCTTATAATAGAACTTCTGGTAGAGATTTAAGAAAGGGGTCTGGTACTTATGGTTGGAACAATACGCCGAGAATATGTACGAGTTCACAACAACAACCAATGAATACAGAAACAATAACTAAAAATGGAATGGTTGTGTTTATCTCCTGTGGTTCTGTTGTGTTTGATAACATCTCTTTCCATTACGTTGCTGATGCAGATTTGAATAGCAACATAGTAAATCCTAACTAAGAAAGGAATTTAAATGTCTAGTTGCAATCAAGGTAGTTCAAATCTAAGTGGAAATTTAAATGTTAATAGCATTACTCATAGTGGTGCAAGGCTTCTTATGACACATCCTCTTTCTGGTTTTTCTGGAGGAAGAGCATCTGTTTTTATTGGTGATGATGGAGTAACTGCCGGAGATGCTGTTCGTTATGACGTAGATGGAGCAAGTCCTAGTCTCAATAAATATTGTAAATCAAAAGCAGATCTTCCTCGCCATGCAGAAGTGTTTGGTGTGGTTGAAGATATTGACGGTGAAGTTGTTGATGTTGTTCTTTCTGGACAGATTAAGTTTCCGAATAGTAAATTAGTCAATGCCACACACATAGATCCCTCGGGAATTAGCGGAGCGGCCGGCGGGCATGATATTTACTTCTTAAGCGAAGCGACCGGAGGAGCAATACAAAACTTAGCACCAATAGAACCAACATCAATAGCAAAACCAATTTTACAAAAAGCAACAGATGGGGACTATACAGCCCATGTTGTAAACTACATCGGATATCAAATTGGTGGTCAGGTAATCGCAGAAGATCCGGGTGATGAATTAACCGGGACTGTGGTTGAAGTTTTAGATTTTGGAGGAACAAACAGCGCACATTCTGAAAACTCTGATTGGTTTAATCTAACGAAAATAAATTGGTTACCGGTATCAACCGAAAGTGAATATTATAAACAATCTACTGGCTCTTTGTATTCTCAAGCATATGCAAATACATTCAATAATGGAGAATACGGAAGAATGATTAGAGTCACATTGACTACTGTTCCTTCTGCTTCTGTTGATGGTAAAATATTCAAACAAACAAGAATGGATGGAACTAGTTTTTTCCAAGGCAACATTGAAGAAATTAACAAGATAAATAATACTGTTACTATAAAAACAACTGACCCTAATGACCCAAGTCATAATTATTCGGTAAAGATTGATAATTCGCTTTATAATATAGATCCAAATGCAGACGTTGATATTCTTGAGTTTGCTCTACCCATAAGAAAACCATTACAACAATCAGTAGAAGATGTTTATGGTATACGGAAAGGTGTCACAGCAATACCATCTATGCAAGTAACAAGAGATGGTGGAAGAAAAGCAGTAAGTATTCCAAAAGAAATAACAGTAGAAAAATTAACAATCAAGGATCAACTGAATGTTACATCGTCTACAGATAGTACAACTGTTACTGATGTAGGAAAGGTATTAAGACAAATAAACGATGATGCTACGGATGCAATGAATAAATTAAATTTGACAGCAACATCAAAGAATATAGATTAATAGAGATATGAGATGGTAGCAGTATTTCATGGTAGTAGTTTCTTCAAACCAATTGGGCAGGATGCAGTAGCCGGTGACACTGGTGCAACCGGACCAGCAGGTTCAACTGGGCCAACTGGACATGGAGTAACGGGAGCAAGTGGTTCGTCTGGTGGTAATCTCACTGAAGCAAGGTTAATTGGTGATAAACTTCATCAAATCTTTACCTTCTATGATGGATCAACATCAGCATATACAACTTTAACAAAAATTCAAGGTGCAACTGGTGACACCTATACTGTAGTTGATGGCGGAAATACTTATGGTCGGAACGAAAGACCAATAGGTGGCGCAGAAATATTCATTGAGCAGCCTTCTGTAGACTCTATAAAAATAAGATCAATAGAATCAACAGGTGATGTTTTACAACATACTCAAACACAAGATGAAATTAATATTCATTTTGATCGGGGTAGGTTTGGGTATGCTAATTTAGATTTGGGTTCACCTGGCGTTTGTGGGGGGGAATTAGTAGGAGCGATTAGCGGCCAGCCTCAGGGACTATCTGGAACTTATTATAGTTCGCCCAATGAAGCAATCGAATTTAGAAGTAGATCCTTTAAAGAAAAAACAAAATATTTAGTTGTTGGTTCTGGTGGAGATTTCGAAAATAATAACGGCAATGATGGACCACCATCATATGAGGGAAGTATAGATTCCAAATTAGCAAAAACATTTATATTAGACATGACACAAGTAACTCCTCAATATTCTCCTTGGTGGGATATTGAAAATGTTTCATCTGCTACTGTTGGTGGTACTGGTCCTATCATATTGGACATTAAAGATGCAGAGTTTGGATACACGGGACATTCACCACCGGCGGATAACTTGAGTAGAGCATTTACTCTTTATGTTCATGGAGCAACAAACGCTGCAACATCACCGGCTCGTTTTCAAAATGTTATATGGCCGTTTGACAGACAACCCTGTTTCAGTGGACAATCGGATATATTTAACTTTTTCTGGTTCCCATGTGAACCAAGAAGTAGTCAGGATGATGGTGTGATTGATATATGTCCCGATGGACATGCATGGCACGGAAATGTTGTCCAATGGAGATCTTCTGATACAGACACATCAGCAGAAGGTAATGATCCTTTCGGGTGTGATGATGTTTTATTGCTTGGTAGGAATAGCCAAAATGGTAGAAGAATTTACACATCAGGACAACAAAACTATACTGGTATAGAAAAAAGTATTTTTGGTATGACTGGCGCAACAGGTGCTTGTTGTATGGGTGCTGGTATGTGCGTTCATACAACAGATAGATTATGTTATGGTTATTATCTGGGTTCTGGAACAACTTGTAATGGAATGACGAGCGGCGGGACCGGTAGTGTTTGTCTTGACACAGGATCTTGTTGTTTATATTATTCAGATTCTAATGTGGTAGAATGTTTAGACGATATTACTATTAATGAATGTATAAACATTGGAGAAGTTATTAATGTGGAATCATCATTTGGTGGTCTAGGAACCACATGTAAAACATCTGTAAATTGTTTTCATGCTGCGGATAAACTAGGAGCATGTTGTGATGGTATTGGTGGTTGTGAGAATTTAACTAAAGAAGAATGCGTACAAAATAATAACTTTTTCCTTGGGGTAGGAATTCCATGTGAATCTGAAGGTATTCCTGTTTGTTCTGGTGGTACTGGAGCATGTTGTAAAACTGATAGTTGTGTTGGTATGACCGGAGAAGATTGCATTAGCACTGGGTATCTTTATGCAGGGAATGGAACAAATTGTTCCGATATTAATTGTAGAGAAAATACTCACGGGTTATGTACATCTTCTGTATTATCTTTAGATTTGAAGCCTGGTGACTTATATGCTGGTGGTATGGTGGTTGGTATGTACAGACCAAATGGATCTTATCTGTTTGGTGCTACCGGTTTCGGTGGGAATATAGAAACTTCTTGGGAAAATTTGATGCTTGGTGGTGAGGGTTCTACTTCAGAGTATGGGGGGAATCGGTGCCAAATCTATAGGTCCAAATATGATTATAATGGATATGGTATTACTTCAGAGAAAGGTTGTTCTGAATATAATAAATTAAGTATCTCAAATGAAACAACGAATCGCTCAGATTCATATTACATGATCACATCTCTTTCCCATATAGGAATTACAGGAGATAGAGAAGTTGTTAGTGTTGATTCTGTGCCTGGCTCAACTTCAGAGTTTTATTGGGGGAACAAAGGAAGTTCATGGGGACCATTATATAACCGACACACAAACGAGTATGATGATCTAAACGAATCATATAAAGATAAAGTCTTTGGAGTTTCAGAAGGCTGGTGGATGGATCAACATCTGGGAGAGTTATCAAGAAACAACATACCATTCAACACTTTCCCATCTTGTAGAAAAGCAAGAAGAAATGGACTTGGTGCTGTTGATAAACTTCTAACAAAATCAGTGCATAGTTCAAACGGACTTTGGCATAGGAACTGGGGATTATATAACACAATAAGAATTGTGAGTGCTGATAATGCTCTTTATTCAAATTATAATGATTCTCGGGGTGCATATACTTCAGATATGTTCGGACCAGGATTGACTGCTGATTATATTTCTAGTTTCCGTGCTGTTAGATTATTAGATGATGAACTTCAAACAGACGGATCTACTGGGGGAAATATACCGGAAGTTTCGGATTGGTTCATTCCAAGTCATGATGAACTTTCCTTTATAGCAGCAAACTGTATAGACACTTCTCCATATAACTTTAACCTAAACTCTAAATTAATCGCAGAGGGCGGGACACCATTTGATGGGTGGTATTGGTCATCAACGGGTGCTTTTGATGAAACCAAAGGATTTACTGGGGGAGGAACAGGTGAGGGTATTGTTAATAGTTCTTCTGGGTTAGGAATAGATGGTTTAACTGCTGACCCCGGATCATTAGCATGGGCAATAAGATTCAATACCAACGGTAATGAGAATCTATTCAAAGTTTCTAAGAAGAATAGAATTTATAATAAACACAAAGTGAGACCTATTAGATTAATTCGTTGTGACGGTATGTATTCTACAGGTGGATCAGAAAACGAAAAACTTTGGAAGATTCCAAAAGTCCTAAGAGATTCGGACAGAGGAATAAACCAAGATTAAGCGGAGATGATTTACTATGCCATCAAATTACGGATCAAGTAGAATCTTAAACATCAGTGGGGTTTCCGGTTTAACCGGACCTACTGGTGCTTATGGTATTACTGGACCCACTGGTCATACTGGTGAGGCAGGTGTTACTGGTCCTGCCGGTGTAACGGGTATCGGAATCATTTCTGGTCCTAGCGGTGCATCTGGTGGTGATGGAACTAGATACTTTCTTGATGGTGAATTTGGTGGGGACTTTATAACTCTATTCTTAACTGATGGCACAACACTAGGATTTTCTGGTGCTAGAGGTGCTACAGGAGTAGATGTATCTGATGATTATCAAATACTAAACGATGAACATGTTGACTATGCTCAACTATATTCAACAAAGAGTGGAAGCACTGCTTACTTTAAATCTTTAACAGTAAGTGGTAAAGACATTGAAGTATTTGGTTCTGATGATTTTACTGTATTGTTAAGGGGATCAACATATACTCATGGTATTTTTGGTAATACTGGAGAATTGATTCATACTAGAGATGGATTTACTGCATGGGGTACACCAAACACATATTGGTCTGGTAGTGAATTATATGCTAGAATATTAACTCATAGAGAAATTAAAAGCACAGGATTGACAGCAAACAATAATCTCATATTGAATCCTACAAATACAGATGGGATTGCTTTTTCAGGATCGGTTAATGGGAAGGGTGTTCCGTTTTCTGTTTTAGAGGAAGTAGCCGATGAGCCAAATAAAGTTAGTTTAAAAGTTGGAACTCATTTTGGTCAAACTGGATCAACTAATATTTATATGAGACATTCTGGAATAACGTTTGAGAAAGATTCTGTAAAATTTTCTCCCATAGGATCTTGTTGTTATTGTCAGAACAATCCTCTTCCACAACAAGACGATAACCCAAATTGTGTTGATTATAGTACAGAAGATTATTGCAATTCAGTGGGTGGGATTTTTTCATTAGCAAGTTGTATAGACAGACCAGAAGGTCCAGATTGCTATGCATTTGGTTCGTGTTGTATAAATGGAGTTTGTGTTGCTTCCTCCAGAGAAAAATGTTCTAGGTATGGAGGCTTTTTTATTGACGGTGTACTATGCGAAGGACCAAATAGTATAGAATCTATGGGTGGTTGTCCAGAACCGTGTGGAATTAGAGGAGCGTGCTGTATTGACCAGATGTGTTTTGAATATACAGAATATGAATGTTCTTTCATTCATGGTGGTTATTTTGTTGATTCTCCCTGTGATGAAGTAAATTGTTGTATTAATGCTCCCCTTGGTGCATGTTGCATCAACGAAATGTGTTATGATACTACTCCATACGAATGCTCTAAATTGCAGGCGCATTGGGAACCAGAACCGTCAGTTGGTGTTTATTGGGGCATTGGTTCTAAATGTGCTGGTCCCTATGGACCATACAGACCATATGGTGATGAACAAATAGATGCTACAGAAGATATAAATAATGTTCCTTTGATGAGTTGTGTTGAGTGTGAACCGGTGGAGGGAGAACCGTTACCATATCCTCCTTGTAGATGTGCAGGATATAACGGTTGGTTCCAAGAGTCTGGTCCGTGTACAGATGATAATGGTAATGCTGTGAATATATGTGCTTGCGTGGATGTATCTTGTCAGTGTCCATGTAATGAAGAGGAAGGGTGCGGAACTATAGTTCTAGCCGATGATCAGTGTTGGTCTTGTTGTAGAGATGAACCAACATACGATGATGGTGGGGGTGGATCCGAACCGCTGGGTGCATGTTGTTTTGGAACTGATGGTAAAAATTGTCAGGACATCACAAGAACACAATGTATTATATTGGGTGGTT